ATGATGTTGCATCAATTGAAAGTTTGTCGTGTAATAATTATCTAGTGTGTCATGCGAGAGGCATATTAGAAAAAATTGGCGATTCCAGTAATTTCTCTCTCATTGACAGTACCACAACTATTACAAGTAAAATTAAGATTATATCTTACCTGTGGAATTGCTTCTACATACTCCCTAACTTTATTAAATTGTTCGCTACTAAGTGATTCAATAAAATCATTTACTTCGTTTTCTGCTTGATCACTTAGTTTAAAATTCTCTTCTTCTGTCATTACGCTATCGATACATTTAGCTAGTAATCTAAATAGTGTATCAATATTAGACATTTCTTCTGGTGCTACTCCAGCACCAATTAGTTCTGCGTAAGTTGGCCATTTCATTTTCAAACTAATATCATCATTTAGTTTAATAATGTCTGACTTAACTTCTTTACCAGATACTTTAGCTTCATTTAAATCAATTGAAACTTCATTCTGTGTATTACAACTAGAACATGTTGCATTAATCTTACTTGATTCACCAACAGATTTTGCTCTAATTTGTAAAAACATATATTCAACATCGTATGCTGTTAGAGTAGATGGTTTAAAATCTTCATCAACACAACAAGCATTTACAATATCAAAAATCGCATTTAGTGTAGAAGCGGAATCTCCAGCTTCTGCTGCGATCATTAATACCTTTTCTTCTTTAACTAGAAAAGGGCGAAAGCGCACTTTCTTATTCAAAGATGGAATCGTCATCTCAAATTTTGGTGCATTATTTAGTTTTGGCAATGCCATGATTTACTCCTATAATGTAAGTGATCCGACCGGTAAGTCGAACGTTATTTGTTTCTGTCCAGCTGGAACTGTTTTCCAGTTTGTATAGGACATTTGAACACTCATTTCAATGAAAGCATCTTGATCATTATTCAATGTGATTTCACCAATTGTTGTAGGAAATGCATCAATTAATTCAACTGAATAAACTGATGTTGTTACGTCAAGTCTTCCTCCTACCGGAAATCCTCGACCTACTGTTTTACCAGCAGAAAATGGACCAATATTAATATTTGCTCCAAGCATAATTGATGGAACACTATTTGCAAGTTGATGTATTACAACTCTTGATTGATACTCATTTTTATATTTAACTGTTTGACCGTCTTCGTTTAGAATAATATTTTTCCAACGATCAAAATAATTTCGTACTGCATAATCATTTGTCATTAGGAATGTCATTGTTACATCATCAACTGCATAGCCGTATGCAACCTTTTCTCTTTCCATTCCAATCTGACGATCATGTGTTAAGATTTGTTTACCAGGCAATGTAGCAGATCTGCATAAAACATTCATTGATTCAGAACTAACACCACCAAGTGTTGGTAATTCAATTAAGAAGTTATTAGGTCGTGCTAGACCACCTCTAGATTGAATATTACTTTTTAATTGTTCGATTGATGAAGCCATATTATGCTACTAATTTCCTTTTTGAATCTCTGTATACTTTTGATAAGCTTGCACCCTTGAATTGTGCTGTCGGCAGAAAAGTTGCAATTTCCCATTCGGGTTTGTCGACTTCTGCGTAAGCAGATCTAACATGCTTGTATAAGTAGTGGTGAATAGTTGGCTTGATATATTTCTGCGGTATTCCTTTTCCATTTCCTAATATTCCATCTAATAATCTTGCTCTAACAACAGGACTTAAGTAATGCAAATTAGCACCATAAAATCCACCCTTAGCAGGACCTAACATAATAATCAAAGGGAATCTATCGTAATATGGTAATGTCTTTTTAAACTTAGGATCATAAAAATACATATACATTTTACCAATAGGTCCACTGACTCTATCAATAGGCTTCTTAGTTTGTTTTAGAACTTCATCTTCGAGAATATTATCTCTTCGAATAACTCTACCACGAAACATTTCTTCTGCTTTGTCTCTAAACCACGCAATTGATTGCTTAGTTCTCGGAGTAATCCCAGCTCTAAACGCTTCAATCTCTAGTTCTTTAAATAAGCTTTCACCTGCCATAGTGTTATTTATATAAGTTTATGTACGTTTTTTGCGTCTATATGGTTTCAACGCTTTGAGTTTACCAGGAACCTTTTTCAATGGTTTAGTCATTATTCCCATCTCTTGTAAAGTTTTTTCAGTCCAAACCTGAAATTCCCATTTACGGTCTTTACAAAATCTATCTGCAGCTTCCCATTTGTTTCTATTTTTTACATATGTTAAACCTTCTGCAATATACTTCTTAGTCTTACGTGCACCCGTGGGAGGAGCAGTTTCCTTATGTGGTTTAATTTCTACTAATATAGTTTTATTTTCAAATACAATTTTTAGATCAGGGAAATATCTATGGTATTTTTTATCAACATCATAGAAATAAGGTACAATGATTTCTTCGCTTGACCATTCTTTTACCTTTGGATTTTGATCACACCATTTAAATGTATCCCTTTCCCACAAAGATCTATAGATAACATTGTTATAATCACCTTTGTATTTCTTTTTATTCTCTACTGTATATCTTCCAGAATACGCCATTTTCTCATATAAATAATGATAAGATTCTTACAAATTATTTATAGGTACAAATATGGGTGATAAAATCGGCGGAGCTAAATTTCCCCTAAATACTGGTGATTATAAGTCAAGAATAACATTTCATGCGATAAAAGTTATTCCACCAAGTATTGCTGTTCGTTTTGAGGCTTCTCAATCTGCTAATGAACAAGGTGTAAATGGTAATTCAGACACAGTTGAAAAACCAAATAAACCTGCAGGTGTTCAGGGGCAAGCTAATAGTATGAAGGTTGTTGAATTAGAAAACGAAAAAGTAGAATTACATTTACCTTTATCATATCAAGTTAATGATACGCAAGATTATTCAACAGCATCATTAGGAATTGCTGGTGCTGGACTTATGGCTGGTGCAAATAAAGGTGATGCAATTGGTGAGGCAGCATTCCAAGCTGTTAAAGACGGTTTTAGTTCTATTGGTGATTTATTTAAATCAGGTGCAGTATCAAGAGTTGCATTAGTTCGTGGTGCACAAGCAGTACCTATTATACCACAAGGTGTTAAAAGTGCATTGAGTATTGCTGGTAGAGTTGCAATGAATCCTAATTTACGTGCACAATATAATGGACCTAATATTCGTGAATTTAACTTTACGTTTAAATTATTTCCAAAATCTGCTGATGAATCAGAACAAGCTAAGAAAGTAATTCGCTTCTTTAGATTCCATTCTTACCCAGATCAAATAGCTCCAAATATTGCATACGATTATCCTAATTTATTTAGAATCAAATTACAATCAAAAGGAACTGACAATAGATATAAACATGTTGGAACACCAATTAAATTGTGTTATTTAAAAGTTGTATCAGTAAACTATAATCCAACAAGTACAGTATTACATGCTGATGGTTCACCAACAGAAATTGATATAAACCTTACATTTACTGAGTACAAACCACTCAATAGAGATGATGTTAGATATGAAAATAATTCTATTTTCTATCAATATGAAGGTTATAGTGCACAAGCAGAACAAGAATATAATCAACAAAATGGAATTTATGATCCTGCAGGAGATACAGACTAATGAGTAATTTTTTTAGAAATTTTCCGGCCACAAATTATTATTTTGGCGATGAAGTATTACCTACAGTCGTAGAGAATATTGGTATATATTCTGATACTGTAGATCAGGTTAGAGATATTGTTGGAACTTACCAAGATTACTATATTCAACCAGGTGAAAGAGCTGATCAGGTATCACAAAAATTATATGATACACCTGATTATCATTGGACATTTATATTAATGAATCCAAAATTAAGAGAATGTGGTTGGCCTTTATCAGATAGAGAAGTATATAAAAAAGCACAACAAGATTATTATCATAAAGTATTAACAACTAAAACTACACTAGGTGATAAAATGATTGTTGGACAGACATTAACAGGTTTGACATCAGGTGCTACTGGTACTATTGGATATAGAATTATTGATAACGGCCAAATTTGGTTTGATAACACTACTGGTAATTTTATTTCAGGAGAAACAGTAACATCAACAAATGCTAATGGTGTTTTAGAGTCTATTGTTGTAGAATCATTTGAAGACCAATTAAATGCAGCTCATCATTATGAAAATTCAGATGGTAGCTGGGCAGATATTGATCCTACAATTGGTCCGGG